CGTTACTCTCCTTTACGAAAAGAGCTCACAAACGAGCCGTGAGTCTAAAACAACCGTGAAGTTGGCACTCAGCTCCAGCTATCAAACCTATCCAAAGGACAAGGCAGGTTATGCGACACCACGTCGCACCCTCCGCCGATCAGTCGCTACTCTGAACGAACAAGGGGTACGTGGACTCTTTACACGCACTCTGACTTTACCCTGCTGAGGGTGGAAGGGGCGACCTCCCGCTTATTAAAGCGGCTAACCACCCCCCTTTCACATGTCCAGTCTAGGCGCCCTTGCAGCTAATACAACCGTGAAGTAGGCCTGCAGGCTGACGCTTCCATTCCACTCTTTTCTCCATTCCGCGACCACCCTAAGTGTTATCCACCGCGAAGTGGTCCCACGCGCTCCAAACATTCAGTAGCCCCAGGGGAACTGAGATGAAAGAAAGGCCTCGATCGCAGGATCAGGAATCTTGGACGCACACTGATCCCTCACTACCCTAAGCCGGGTAGTCAGGAAGGGATGATCAGTATGGTATCTTTTCGCGTAGGCACTAGGCATGAGCAACTCCGGAAGAAACCTTCGAAAGAAGGAAAGCAACGAAGATGGCCACACGAAGGCCCAGACTATTTCCAGACGGTAACGATGAGGGGGTATGACTGCGCGTCCCCATTGATGTTTCCGATAAGACTTACGATCCATCTCACGAGATAAAGGGAGGACCTCTTTACCCCGCCAGAAGGAAACGCAAGCCTCTTGTATCTTCGCAGATACAGCCGTTACAACATCGAGGACAGAATCGACAGGTACCGGTCCAAGGGAAACCGGATTAGACCTGTCGACGCCACGTTCGCGACAAGGACTTGGCCCTGAGAAAAGGGCCGACCTAAACCACCTCTTCCGAACAAGTCTCTCCCGCCATTGCCGGGATATAGCCGAAAGGCATATCCCACGGACGGAGATTTCGTACCGCATCAGACAGTTGATGATCCACTGCTGGACATCAACCCTGAAGGACGAAACTCCCCGTATGACGGAAGAGAGGATCTCGCCAGGAGCGTGCCGATCCTCAGGCCGAAGGAAAGACAAGACAGGTTTCGGGACGAAACGCAAACGTCCACAATCGAAGACGGAGCTATTGAACTCCAACCAACGATCACTAACACCCGTCTTCTCCGCGTTCACAACGAGACCAAAGCACGACGTCACCTCCACCCAAGTTCGGTAGAACAAAGGCGAGCCGACAAACATGCAATCGTCCCCATTGAAACGCCCCACAGTCTGACGACCAGGATAGACAGCATCGCAGGCGATGTCAAAACACGCCTTATTGAGAAGGCACAACAACGGGAAACTAACCAAATTTCCCATCATTGAACCCCTCATTATCGGGTATTCAACACCGGACCGCGAACGCCACCTACAGTTCGTAAAACTCCCGATGAGAACCTTCCGTTCTTCATCGGTCAAATTTGGGTCTTCAGCAATGACCTCCACGATCGCAATAACGGCAGGAGAGCAGATCCTATCAGTAGCAGACGAGTAATCGCCACTGATAAGGTCTTCCTGCCCTACTCTCGCTTCAAGCACTGCCAAAAAATCCTCTTTCCTTACATCCCCACGGACACACCACTCAAAGGAGCTGATGTGATCGTAGAGGGCTGTATGGACAGGAGAGAGCACCCGCTTAACACGGGCAGACTGCATAGTGACAACTCGATGTTTTCCCTTCGTCTTGGCGACTCCTCGTCTCAGAAGGGAATCATCGCGAGAGTACCGATCCTCCGAGGTACCAAGCGTGCCACCACACATTCTCTCAAGCTCAAAACAACCCTGCTG